ACAAGTGGCGCAGCTCGTCTACCGAACTCGGTGAGATGGTGCGTGAGTTGAACTCGGCATCACTGAAGGCGGTGCTGCGGCGCGGCGACGTTACGCCTGAAGTCGTGCAGAACGCCCTCTTCAGCAATAAGCCCAGCGAAGTCAAGCTCGTCGTCAAGAACCTGTCGCCGCAGGGGCGTGATCTGGCAAAGGTTGCGGTTCTGCGGCGTATTGGAGAGCGGGCGTCATCGCTTGGCGAGCGCGGCGCGGCCGAAGTCATTGACCCGACGAAGTTTGCGCAAGAGGCCAAGGATCTGGGCAGCACAATCGGAGTCGTCTTCACTTCACAGGAAGCCAAGCGCATTGAGTCCTTGGTTCGCGTGCTCAATCTGACGCGCAGGGCTCAAGACGTCCGCGCCCCAGTGCAACTGATGGGGGCGCAGATTCCAGTTCAAGTGCCACAGTTCTTGGGGGCCGCGACCGTTGGCGGCCCTGTAATGACCTATCTCAGCAATCTGCTGGGCAACCCGTTTCTCGGCGGCACTGCAACGCTTGGCGCCGGCTTGACAATCGGGGCACTCGGCAGGTTCTACGAATCTGCGCCGATGCGAAACCTGCTTGACCGTCTGGCGACAACAAAGCCAGGATCTGCCGCTGAAGCACAATTAGTGACCGCACTATCCGCGCTGCGCGTTCCTCAACCGGAGCCCCAACAATGAGCCTCAGCATCCAGCCCCCCTATCCGGTCGTCAACGACACCGACGGCCAGCCGCTGGAAAACGGCTACATCTGGATCGGTGCAGCCAACCTGCCGCCGATCACAAACCCGATCTCGATCTACTGGGATGCTGCGCTGACGCAGCCTGCGGCCCAGCCTGTACGCACGCAGGGTGGCTATCCATCGAACGCGGGCAATCCTGGCAGACTGTACGCCGCTCAGAACTATTCGATTCTGGTGCAGAACTCGCGTGGCGTGACGCTGTACAGCGCACCGCAGCAGACGGAACTGTATGGCACCGACAGTGGTGGCACCGGCCTGACGTCCTACGCCGTGGGTGATCTGCTGTATGCCGACGGCAGCGCCTCGCTTGCGAAGCTGGCAGCAGTGGCCGCAGGCAACGTGCTGCGCTCTGGCGGCGTGCTGACAGCGCCTGCTTGGGGGAAGGTGGATCTGGCGACGGACACGACGGGCGACATCGATCTTGCGACGCAGGTCACGGGCACGTTGCCAGTGGCAAATGGCGGGACCGGCGCGGCAACATTGGCGGCGAACAACGTGCTGTTGGGCAACGGCACCAGCGCAGTGCAAGAGGTTGCGCCTGGGACTGATGGAAATATTCTGACGTCCAACGGAACGACGTGGCAAAGCGTTGCCGCGCCTCCTAAGACCCTTTCTGTCGATCAATTTGACTCGACCACAACGTGGACCGCGCCAGCAGGCGTAACTCAGATCAAGATCACAGCCGCTGGGGGTGGTGGAGGCGGTGGCGCATACAGCACTAATGAAGGAGGAAGCGGCGGCTACGGCGGTGCCTGCGTTGCGCTTGTGACCGTTGCGCCAGGGACAACTTACGAAGTCACCATTGGTGCTGGTGGCGCGGGTTCAAACGCCACGAACACAAGCGGAACCGCTGGCACAGAGACATGGTTCGGCGTCAACTCAGGCACAAAATTGATATCCTGCACAGGCGGCGGCGGTGGGTCCGGAACCACTGCATTTTTGAACGGCGCAAATGGAACGGCAACAATCACTGGAACCACGCTGCGTTCTGGCATTTACTCTTCAGCAGCGGTTGGTGGGAAATACAGCAGCGCAGGCAATCCGTCGGCGCGAGATGACGGCGTAACAACTAATGTGGCATGGAGCGCGTCATCTACTTGGTTCCCAGGCGCGGGAGGTAGAGGAGAATACCCGCCGTCAGCCTCTAATGCCTCCGGTGGTGTAGGTGGCTTTATTCAAATTGAATACGTTGGGTGATGCATGGACATTCAGACCCTTTTCAACGTCGCAATCACGCTGGCAGGCGCGCTAGGAGGATGGATCTTGAACAACATCTGGCAGTCGATCCGCGTTCTTGACAAGGACGTTCGGCAAATGCCTGTCATGTATGTCACAAAGTCGGACTACAAATCAGATATCTCTGAAATCAAAATGATGCTTGGTCGTATCTCTGACAAGTTAGACGATAAGGTCGACAAATGAAGCACGCAGCACTGGCCCTATTGATCGCGGCCGGTGCCGCAGAGGCTGGCGTCATTGCCATTGCTACAAACGATGGCATCCGACTGGAATTGCATGACGCTCAGGGCCCGTGTGTGCAGCGGGCGCGGTGGGCGGTGATCACTGACGGCAAGAACACGGTCAGCGGATGCTGGGTGCCGCAGCCGCCAGATCAGGTGGCCATTGCATGGCTGGACGGGGACTACACTCTGTTCCCGATTTCTGTGTTTCGTGAACCGGAGAAACTATGAACGCAACCATCATTTCGGCGCTGGTGCGCCACATCCTGACGGCTTTGGCTGGTGGATTCGCTGTGAAGTGGAGCGTGGACGCCGACACGATGAACGCAATCATCAGCGGCGCTGCCGCTGCCGCAGGCGTAAGCTGGAGCGTGTGGGACAAGCGGAAATGACCGACCTCGACTGGAAGCGCTGGCCGAACTTCAGGAAAGAGGAGTTCAACTGTCGCTGCGGCTGCGGCCGAAACGAGATGCGCGCGGAGTTCATGGATCGCCTGCAAGCGCTGCGATCGGCCTACGGCAAGCCAATGATCATCACCAGCGGCTACCGTTGCACCAGCCACCCTGTGGAGAAAGAAAAGGTCCACCCAGGCATGCACACCACCGGCCTAGCCGCTGACATCGGTGTGAGCGGATCTGAGGCGGTGGAGGTGCTGCGGTTAGCGTTCGATGCCGGGTTCAGGGGCGTCGGAGTTCAGCAGAAGGGGAACGGGCGGTTCATCCACGTTGACCTGCGGGAAACGCCCACGGTGTGGAGCTACTGACGGCGTGAGATGCACCGTCTCTCGCGTTGAGAAGCGGTGCATGTTGGCGCATTCATAGCGCCGGGCGGTGTGGTGTTTGCGCGCTCTGGTCTCCAGCACGCGAGACCATACGTTGCAGTGAGGGCAGTTCATCTGGGGATTGTGTAGGGATACGCATCTCACAGGGCACGCCCTCTAGCTCCCACGGGCCTGTCCAGGCTTGGTGGTCATGCGGCGGGTCGGTGAATCTGCGGCAGGTGTTGCACTCGGCAGCGCCGTAGCCGAGGCAGCGGGCGACGTCGGCGGGGAGGGTCATGCTCGCGCCTCCTCATACGCCTTACGCAACACGGCTCCGAATCCTTGAGCAATACGTCCGACTTCTGCCCACGCCTTCCGGCGACGGGCCGCGTAGATCCACCATGGGTAGAGATGGGCTTTCATCCGGCGGATGCGGGTGCGTTGTTTCATGTCTTGCTCCTTGCGCGGATGGCGGCGGCAATTCGGTCTTTGGCCTCCATCGTGATGTCGTCCTGCTCACCGGAAAAGGGCGTCTCTGCAATCACCGCACACGCCTCGCGCTCCATTAGCACCTCAGCCTCCAGCCCCTCAGCGATCTGCGTGCCGAGGTGGTCCAGCATCTCCTCTATCGTGTCGCCGTGGCCGGTGGCGTAGCCCAGGCTGCGCATCCAGTGGGCGACCTTTTCGCGTTGGGCTGCGGCGATGAGATCCAGTTCCGTCAACTTCATGCTTAGCTCGGCGATGATGTCGCAGGCCTTTTCTATGTCCAGCGCCTCCAGCGCCTGCTGGGAGGCTTCGCGTAGCGTGCTCATACCAACACCTCCGCAATCACCAGCCCCAGCAATATCGCCACAGCAGCAATCGCCGTAGCCTGCACCAGCGCAGACGGCTTGGGCCTTGGCCACAGATCCGGCGTCGGGGTGGACGCCTCGCGGTACGGGCAGCAGCGGCCCTGTTCGCATTGACCGTCGCAGCATTGGCGGTCTTCGTCTCGTTTCATATTCCACTCCACCAGATTGCAGCCAGAGTTCCACAAGCCACGCCGATAAACGTGGCCAGCACGATGCGCCCACAGCGGATGCGCGGCGGTGAGCACTCGATGCAGTACGGGTGCCGATGCGGCCACGCTTCCAGCACGGTGCGGGGGTAGCGGCGGGTGGTGGGGGTCATGCGTTACTCCTCTCTGCCAGCATGGCGTCGGCGATTGCATAAAGCTGAAATGAGTCGGAATCTTCATGTTTCAAAAGAAGCTGGGCGCTTTCTGGGTACTGCCAAGAAATCGCCTGGAAGACAGCAATCAGCTTTTCGCGGTTACAGAAATTCACTGCCACACCAAACACGTCGGCTTGCATGGCTTTGTTGCCCCCGGCGTAGCTGCTCAACTTTTCAAGAGCGCAGGCTGGCCCATAGTGTTCGACCAGCCAATCGCTGAGAACATTGGCGTTTAGGCGACTGTCTTTTGTTGACGCGCCATCTCCAAGTGCTGTGCAAAGCAGCACATCAGTAACAAAACTCATTTACCGCCTCACCTTGTTTTTTCCATTTCAAAGGCTTCCACATCTTTCAGCCAGTAAAACACCTTCAGCGGTCCCAGGCGGAACCACTGCGGCCCGATCCCGCGCCGTCGCCAATCCCGCAGGGTCGGCTCGCTCAGGCGCAGGCGCTTTGCGACCTCTGCGGTCGTCAAACGCACTGGTGTTTCCATCAGATCACCCCCTCTTCTGCCTCGATGATATCGGGCTCCTCGCGGGCCTGGCGCTCGCGTTCCATTTCCTGCTTGATCTCGTCGACGCGCTTCTTGGCGGCCTCGACTACGCGGGTGCGCTCGGCGCCCTTGGGCATGCGCGAGATGTCGGCCCGCAGGAGTTCCATACCCTCGATCGTGGCGGTCAGCGCAACGCGCTCCAGCAGCGATTCGACGTCCACGACGACCTCTGCCATCTCTACGGGCGCTGCGGGCGATTCTGGGGCGTTCTGGCGCGTCTGGGGGGCGTTGCGAACGGGCTCCATGTCCTGGACTTCCTCGGGGGTGTAGGTGCCGACCACGACGCCCGGGAACACGGTGCGGATGCCCTCAGAGATGCAGCGCGAGCGCAGCATCTGGCGGGGGTAGGATCGCCACGTCGGGTTCTTGGTCAGGCCCGCGTCCTGCGCCATTTTCGTCGTCCACGCGACTTCGACGCTGCCGCCAGACGGGTGCGAGAACTTACCGACCACCTTGGTGTCGGTGTACTCGCCCCATTCCACCTTGCCGCCTGCGGACTGGAAGCGGGCCAGCATGGCGTCGGCACGCAGGGCGGGGCGGCCGTTGATGACGTGGTAATCGCGGGCGGCGATTGCCGGGTGCAGGCCCTCGGCCTGGGCGATCAGCATCAAAGCCATCGCCTGGTCTGGGGTTTTGACGCCAAACAGGCCGCTGCGGGCCACGCTCAAGGCCATGCGTTCGATTTGGTCTACGGGTACGAGTGCGGTCATTGGTGTTCTCCGAAATGGGGCGGTTTCCCGCCCCGTGGGTTCAGTCTGTGAGGCCGGCGGGTTCGTCGGTGGGAATCGCCTCGCGGTAGCCCACGGTCTCCACCGGGCATCCTGCGGCCATCAGTTCGATGATGTCGTCGTGGCTGGCCGGACGGACCTGCAGTTGCGGCATGCAGTGCCTGAGGGCTTCTGCCGGCGTGAACGCGCGGACCAGGCGGTCTTCTTCTCCGGTCTGGCTGATGACGTAGGTCTTCAGCGTGCGGACGTAGGGGCGCTTTTCGCTCATTGCTTTCTTTCCGCGAGGCGCCGCAGCGCCTCGACTTGGGTGCCGACCTCTGCCAGAAACGAAGTAACGCGACGCTCGAGGTCGGCGATGAACGCCTCGTCACGTTGGATACGCTGGACGTGCAGCTGCAGCGCCTCAGGCATCCGGGGGTCGTAGGAAACGAAATCGCACCACTCTCGGCCAGTGATCCACATCTGGCCCTGCACCTGCGGAATGTGGTCTGCCGGCATGCCGTTGAGCAGGGTCTCGATATGCACGGCGGTACCCCACGGGCATTTGATCTCAATCAGCCCGTCCCAGTCCACCAGGCCGTCAGGCGAACAGCCTGCCATCAGGGTGTCGTGCGCCACGAAGCCGGTTTCTTCCACGATGCGCCCGGTGACGCGCTCGTAGGCAGCGCGTGCTGCGGGCTCCTGCTCGGTGCCCCAGGTCATGGCCGCGTTCTGGAAGCGCTGAATGGGCTGTTGGGTCAGGCGCTCGACTACCAGTTCTGTGAGGTAGTCGCGCTGGGCCTGCGCCGGGGCGCCGGATTTCAGCGCGGCGATCGCGTCGCGGAACCGGCTGGCCGTGACCTTGCCGAGTCTGGCGGCGTACCAGTCTTCAGTGCGCTGGTCGGAGGTTTCGAGGATCATGCGGCCTCCGATGGCGGCTGAATGCGCGGCTGCTGGTGCTGGTACTGGGGCAAATTGAACTCCTTGGTTGCGTCCTGAAACTCCCGCGTCAGGACCGATACCAGCCTGCGCTGAACCTGCTGCTTGTGCATCAGCACAGGGTCGGCGGTCACCACCCTGTCGCCGCGCCGGGCAGACCGCAGGATCTTCTTCATGCCGGATTTGCTGCCGTTGATGCCTGCGTCGATACGCTCCTGAGCGTTCAACACGCGGTAGCCGTAGCCATGAACCGATCCCAGATCAACGTCGTGCCGCTCCAGCAGAACTTTGCGCCACGCTGCGACAACGGTCTTGTATCTGCTGTCGCGGGAGTTGACGTTTTCAATCGCAAAGGCAATCTCTTCGTGAGAGATTTCGGTGCCAACAGACGGCACCCCAAATGCTTCCAGCAGATTTCGAACATCGGCGCCTGTGGCCGATCCTTTGTGGAAAACAACTGCCATTTCTGCCCCCTCACAGTGCGGTCACGGTTGCCTTGAACATGCCCCACGAACCCGGCGTCTTCGCGCCAGGACGCCAATCGCCGAGGCCCTTGTACCGGCCAGCAAGCGCCAGGATTTCCTTCAGAACCTTCTCTGTGATCTGTTCGTCCCAGACGTTGATCGTGCCACTGATTGCCCAGCGATCGAAGCACGGGCGCACCCGAATGTGTTTCGCCTGCCCGATCTTTGCGCGCTTGACGTGCAAACGGAAGCCCAGGTCGATCGCTTTCGCCTTGTGGTCAGCGAAATCTTTGACGGCCATCAGGGCCTCGATCTCTGACATCGGCACCGTCTTTCCGTCAATCGTCAGGGGCCAGAACGGCTCCTCGACCATCATGCCGCTTTGCGTTTGCGACTTGAAGGTCTTGCTGCCCTTGGCGCCCGGGACCGGCACCATGCCGCCGCCCTCCATGATGCAGCGCATCAGGTTGTCCGATGGCATCGCCACGATCTGTTCGTCGTGATACAGGCTGCCGATCCAGCGGAACGCCGGGCTGCGATCGTCGCCCGCCTTGCTGGACTTCTTGTTGGCCGCGTCAGCCTTCCACTCGTCCATCATGTCGGACCACTCGATGTTGTCCTGATGCATAAGAAGCGCCGTGTCGCCGACGATTTCAATTGCGTAACTCTTCATGTGTCTCTCCAGTTGATGATGCGCATTGCGCCCGTACCATGACCTGCCTTGCCGCGCCAAACCTAGCCCGACCGTGCAATGCCACTTTGGTGTTTCCACCGGGATAACCAGCACGCCGATTACCCCGCTGTAAACAGCCCTTGCCGTACCGCGCCGAACCCGACCCTGACCAGCCCTGCCCTACCGAGTCGTGCCCAGTTGATGTTTCCACCGGGTAACGCGCCATAGACGCGCTGCCCGCTGAGAACAGCCCTTGCCGTGCCACGCCTGACCGAGCCGCGCCATGCTCTGCCTAGCCGCGCCAGACCCCGTTGGTGTTTCCACCGGGAGGGACAGCACGCCGCCCAACCCGCTGTAAACAGCCCTTGCCCTGCCAGACCCAGCCCCGCCTGGCCGCGCCAGACCCCGTCGGTGCAACCGCACCGGGAAGAGCGGCACGCCGCCCAACCCGCTGCATTCGCAGCCCTTGCCGCGCCGGGCCAGACCGTGCCAGGCCGAGCCGCGCCGTGCCCTGCCAAACCCAGCCCGACCATGCGGGTGTTTCAAAACTTACGCCTCCACTTCCTTCGCCACAGACGGCGCGATTTCCACGCCGGGGCAGATTTGCTCGATGCGCCAGCGGATCATTGCCCGCTGAACCATCGCCAGGCCCTGCAGACGCCCGATCTGCTGGGGCGTCGGGGTGGCGGTCAGATCCAAGAGGCCGTCGAGGATGACGTACATGTCCATGAGGTCGTTCGCATATATCTTCATGCTGTCTCTCCTTAGTACCAGTGATCGGCGTCGTCTAAGTCACGCTCGGGCGGGCTGAAATCGTCGTAGCGCTGGGCGTCGTAGATATCCCACGCCTCATCCTCAATCCTGCCGTCCATTGCAGCGGCAGCGCGCACGCGCATCTCTGCGGCAGCGGCCAGCACCTGCTGATCAGTGCCGTTGAACAGCGCCACCAGCAGGGCGCGGGTGCTGGCCTTCGGTGCGTCGAGCTTCGACACGTCGATCGAAACGTCCGGGCCGTTGCCCAGCACCTCCGAGAGCCACTCGTCCAGGTCAATGGCGTGAGAGAACACGCGCCGTTGCGCCTCGTCGTAGACCTCCTCGGGGAGGTCGTAGGATGGCGTGCGCGGGTCGGCGGGATGGCCGTGATACGGGCCGTAGTCCGAATCGTATGATCCGAAGCGGGGTTCGTGTCGCATGTCTGCTCCTGTTTTGTGTGCTGACGGCGCAAGTGTAGTCCCACGCAGATCGATACGTCAAGCGCAGAATCTCCTATTCCCGACAAAAATAGCAGGGATTTCGGATGGGCGCGAAAGCGGGGCTATGATCGCGTGCCGCACTTAGAGGAGCAGACAGTGGAACTGACGAAACGACAGGCGCAGATCGTCGATGTCATCGAGCGACGCGGCCTGATTTCACTGACCGACCTGTCGGCAGAGACAGGGCTTACGAAACACAACCTGCGCAGCCATCTGGGCACACTGCGGCGCATCGGCCGCATCGAGCCCACCACGCGAGGAGGGCGCAGCAAGTGGAAGATCGCGCCCTATCGGCACTACTTCGCGCCGTTGGAGCAGGTTCCATCGGTTTGGCATTACGCGGCGCGGTGCGCCTGGGAAAGGTGGGCACGAGGATGATTGAACTACCCGACACGCTGCCAGATTGGCTGGCCGATGCGATCCGCAAGCGGACGATCGAAGAGGGCGACTGCCTGATCTGGCAGGGCTGGGTCAGCGGCGGATCGCCCAAGGTTGTGCGTCCTGGCTGGCGCGAGCTGGGGCTGAAAACGAAAGGCGTCAGCGTGCGCCGAGAGATTGCCGCAGCGATCAAGAAGCAACCGATCCGCAAGCGGATGTATCCGATGACGTCCTGCGGCGACGAGCGGTGCGTGAATCCCGCGCACGTCGTGCAGCGGAACTGGTCGCAACTGATGCAGGCGGCAGCGGACAAATCCGATTACACGATCCGAGCCCGCAAAGTGTCGCAGGCGCGCCGGCGCAATTCACGCCTGACGCCCGAGGCCGTGGCGGACATCAAAGACGCGCCAACTTGCGCCGAGGCGGCCAAGAAGCACAACATCAGCAAGTCGCACGCAAGCGGGATCCGCAATGGGAAATCGTGGACCGATCACGACATCTGGTCCGCAGTTTTTGCGAGGTTGGCAGCATGAGAGGCCGCAAAACCCTACGCGAGGTGATGACCGATCACCAGCGCACCGAGGACACGCTGGCGGCCCTGTGGGGCAAGCCGCGCCGGGAACTGCCGATACCGGCAGAGCCGAAAAAGCGCGCCCCGGCGAAGCCTAGCGGCGAGCCCAGCGAAGCCGAAATCCTGCACGCCATCATCCAACTGCTGCACCGTCATCCGCGCGTGGCGCAGTGCTGGCGTCAAAATTCCGGCACCTTCGCTGAGCGCAACCGGGACGGCTCGACGCGGTACATCCGCGCCAATACAGCTCGCGGCATGAGCGACATCATGGGCATCCTGAAGGATGGTCGCACGCTGGCGATCGAAGTGAAATCCCGCACCGGCAGGATGCGGCCCGGACAGGAGGAATTTCTGCAGACGATACGGCAGGCCGGGGGCGTGGCCGGGGTTTGCCGCAGTGTCGAAGACGCTCAGCGGCTGCTGGGGGACGTATGAGAAAACGCTCCACCTACCGCCCCCGTGGCGTGAATCCGACCGCGCACCTCGTCGCCATCCACGGCGCCGCCCTGCTCAGCAAAGACGACCGCACCGTCTGGGCGCTGGAACTGCGCGGCGCCCTCGACGCAGTGCGCGAGGCGCGGGCCACGAAGCAGCACTGGGATACCATCTTCGACAGCGTGAACCTAGCCGAGGAACTGGTGCGCGTGCGCTTGGCGTCCGACCCCAGCGGCGTGATCCGTGACGCCCAGCAGGCCTGTGCTGGCATCATCCAGCGGATGCAGACCACCGGCACGCGGGCGGCGCGGGCGGGGGAACTGGCGGCGCTCTGGGACCTAGAGGCGGCGATGATCGACATCCTGGCCACAGTGACCCACGCCGAGCGGTTCCGCGCCGAGGAGCGGATTCGGGCTCGGACGCGGGCGGCGCTGGCTGGGGGGATTCCGGGGGCTATCGTCGTCGAATATCGGGAGACAGCATGAACACAAAACTCGACTTCTCAGCGCTCGCGCAGCGCCTGCTCATCTCTGCCGACACCCTAGTCCCCCAGTGGCTCGCAGGCGGGCGCAGGCGGGGCCATGAGTGGGTCTGCGGCGACCTGGCGGGCGGCGAGGGCGATTCCTGCTCCGTCAACCTGCTGTCGGGCCGGTGGGCCGATTTCGCCACTTCTGAGCGCGGCGGGGATCTGATCAGCCTATACGCCGCCATCCACGAGATCAGCATGGGCGAAGCCTACCGCGAACTCTCCGACGAGGCGCCGGCATCCGACGTGCCGGCCAAGCCGCGCCCGGTGAAACCGCAGCGCGCAGTCATCGTGCCCGTGCCCAGTGAGTCTGCCGACCACGACTGCATCCATCCCGTGCTGGGGGCGCCGTCGCAGCGCTGGACGTACTACGACGGCAACGGGGACGTCCTGGGCTACGTGGCCCGCTACGATCCGCCGGGACAGCGCAAGCAGATCATCCCGTGGACGTTCAGCAGTGACGGCTGGGGCATGGGCCAGTGGCCGGCGCCGCGGCCGCTGTATCGCCTGCAGGAACTGGAGGCCCGCCACGCCGATGCGGTGCTGGTCGTCGAGGGCGAGAAAGCCGCAGACGCGGCCGCAGCGCTGGCGGGCTCGCCATACGTCGCCGTGACGTGGCCCGGTGGTGCGCAGGCGCTGGGCCGTGCGAACTGGCAGGTGCTGCGCGGTCGCAGGGTGCTCCTGTGGCCAGACGCCGACGAGCCTGGCGTCACCGCCATGCAGCGCCTGGGCGAGATCCTGGCGCCGATTGCCAGTGAAATCAAAATCATCGACGTCAGCGGTCAGTCCGAGGGTTGGGACTGCGCGGACAGCGGGTGGACCCGGTGGACGGCAGCGCGGTCGTGGATCGCACCCAGAACCAGCGTCCTGCGCGGCCCGGAGCCGCCGGCACCACCGCCGGGGCCGAAACCGGAATTCGAGCCGGCAGAGGATCCGACGCCGCCGGCATCGGATGAAATCGGCACGCTGGAGCCGAACGAATGGTACAAGCGTTTCGCGTTTCTGCTCAGCAGTGCGGATTTCTTCGACCTGCACCGCAGGAAACTGATCGAGCGCAAATCATTTGACGCGGCGTTTCGGCATCACAAAATGTATTCAATTCACGCGAACGCGAACGGATTGCACAGTCGCGTGACCGCCAGCACCAGTTACGACGAGAACAGAATTGCGATGGGTGCCCGCACGCTGGCCGGCATGATTTACGCGCCGGGGAATTCGCTTTTCGTCGGCCACGACGGCGAGGTTTACGGCAACGTCTGGCGCGACGGCAGGCCGGCAGGGATACCCGGAGACATTGCCCCGTGGCTGGAGCACGCGGAGCGCATGATTCCCGACGCCGCAGAGCGGCAGCACTGCTTGGACTGGATGGCGTTCAAAACGCAAAACCCTGGCGTGAAAATCAATCACGGCATCCTGCACGGCGGGCGGCAGGGCAGCGGCAAAGATACGCTCTGGATGCCGTTTCTGCACGCGATTGGCGGGCCGACAGGGCAGAACGTGAAAACGGTTACGACGGAGGAAATCCAATCAGCGTTCAATTACTACGTCCTCAGTGAAGTGCTGGTTCTGAACGAACTCCGCGAGCCGGCATTGGCCGATCGGCGCGCACTGGAAAACAAACTCAAGCCGCTGCTAGCCGCGCCCCCGGAGACATTCAGCGTCAACGAAAAGGGGAGGCACCCATACCCTGCGGTCAATCGGCTGGCGGTTCTTGGTTTCAGCAACGAGCGCGTCAGCCTGTCGCTGTCGGCTGACGATCGCCGCTGGATGGTCTTGTGGTCGGAGGCTGGGATTCTCCCGCAGCAGGACGCGCGGGCGCTCTGGCAGTGGTATCAGGCCGGCGGCCTGGATCGCGTAGCGCACTGGCTTCAGCAGCGGGACGTATCGAATTTCAGCCCAGGCGATCGGCCCCCAGTGACTGATGCGAAAACGGTGATGCTGGAGGGCGGCCTGTCGGCGGGCGAAGCACTGCTAGCCGAGGCGATGCGCAACCGCGTGGGCGTGTTTCGGGCTGGCGCGATCATGGGGCCGTGGCAACCGCTGATAGACGAGATTCAGCAGGGGATGGAGCGCCACAAAATCAGCATCCAGTCTCTCTATGTGGCGGCGGGCCATGCGGGATGGCTGGATCTGGGGAAAATCAAAACGGCGGATATCGCACAGAAAAAGCACATTTTGTGTTCGCCAGAAACACTAGAGCGCTACCAGAGCAACCGCAGCGAAATCCGCCGCATGCTGGAATCCCTGATGCCGCAGGCGAAGGTTTACCCGTTCAAGGCTGGGTGAAAAAATAGCCCCGGAGAGCAGGGCTCGATCCGGGGCGAAGTCGCCAAGTGCGCGACAAGGAGGAGACAGCCGCCAAAGCGGCACGCGCATTATAGATCGAGCGCCAGGGCGAGCAAAAGCGCCAGCAGGATGGCTAGGCCAGCGAGGATCATTTCTCGCCCTCCTGCGCGGGCATCCAGTCCATCGTCGCGTTCAGCGGCGCGTGCCGCCAGGATCCGAGAGCGGCGCGCACGGCCTTGTCTTCCGCATCGTGCCAGACGGCCACAGGCCTGCGACTGAACAGGCCGCCCGCCGTCATGCTGACGACGTGGCGCCAGCACTGGGCAGGCTCCAAGTCGGCAGCGGTGAACACGCGATCAGCGGCAGCGCGGGCTGTGGATAACTGCGCCTCCGAAAGTTCAAGATTTTTGAACGTTAGCATGCGGCCTCCGAGTCGCGGCGCACGGTAATCCGCAGTTCGCCCAGGATCGGATGCCCTCCACCGCGCGACTGAGGCCCGACAACGGTCGATTGATAGTGCCAAGCCACGGTCTGCCGCGTGACGTTGTGCTGATCCCAGCCGGCTTGGCCGACAGACCACGGGCGCGCCGATCTGCCGTGGTGTTTACGCGCCAGATATCGAGCCACGATGACAGCGGCAGCATTGGGTGACTCGGCCCGCACGCGGCGCGGGTAATCGGTGCAACGGTACAGGCGCGTCGGCGCCGGGGGCTCGGGGGCCCAGGGGTCGTGTTCCATCTCGGTTTTCCTCACGTCAGAATTGGCCCGTAGCGGCGCGAATAACGTCCAGCGCGTAGGCTAGGTCATCATCGTCAGCCGCAGGGTGCGTCAGACGCTGCAGGGCGCGGAGCATCTGCGGCGCGGCGGCGATCAGGCGGGCATTTGCTTCCGCTTGTTTTGCGTCACGTTTCCAAAGCGCTTCAACGGTCAAATTATTTACCGTGCAAACATGCTGCTGCGGCGCGGCACTGGGGGAATAAACGTCAAATTGTCGATGTGTCAGGCTATCGCTGACGTAATACCAAGGCTCAGGGGTGTGCATCGTCAGTTCTCCTCAAAACGGAGCCGGCTCGACGTCCGGCGGCGGGCCCGCAGGAGCGCGCACAGGGCGCGATCCGGGCGGGAGACAGGGGTAGTCCAGTAGAGCGGGCGGAAACGGCCACAGGGGCCGATTCTGGGGCTCTGGCGGGGTTTCGGTGGGGGTCACAGTCCGAGCGCCACCAGGGCGCCCAGGGCGAGGCCGAGCGCGCAGGCGAAAAGCGCATCGCGCAGGGTGAGGGGGGTGTCGTGCATGGTCAGGCCCTCCCAGTCGCCCGATTGATTGCCCATTGAGCGCGGCAAAAATCATCGGACAGGGATGCGCCGCCTGCATCGGCGGGGATGTGACGCAGAATTCGACGCAGGGCTTCCAGAAGATCAGGTGCAGCGGCAATCAGGTGCAAGTTGGCGGCACGCTCATCGCCAATGATGGCGCGGTTATTGCCCGTGCTGCATATGCTGTATCCGTCGGAATCTTTGACGCCGGTGGCGTCGCAAACCCAAGAACCGGGGGTGTGGTTTGTCGTCATGGTCTGTCTACTCCAAGTAAGCCGGCATCAGCCGGCAGGGTTCATCATCGGTGCGGTGGCTTACGCGGGGCTGACGCCCGCATACGTTTTGCGCGCGGCCTCGAGGCGCGCATTCCATTCGGCAGGTCCGCCATTCCTGCGCACGAGGCTGGCCACAGCTTCACGCGCGGCCGCAGTGGCTTCGCGCACGCCCATGCCGCGCGACGATACCGGCACGCCTTTATAGCTGCCGTTTACGCTACAGATACCGCCTCCGCATACGGGGTCGGATACGCGCCAGTAGCCGGCAGATTGGTGCAAAGCCAGCGTATGCTCGGTGTCGCCTACGGTCACCTTTAGTGGCCGGTATTCGACCGGCATGGTGCGCGCGCCGGTGGTGCGGTCTAGGATCAGGAAGGTTTTCATCGGTCTATCCTCCAGGGTTATCGAGCGGGAATCAAAGTCGACGCGTACCATTCGGCGTTTTCGCGACGCGAAAACACGCGCGACTCGATCACGCGTTCGGCATCCGTGTCGCAGAAAATCACGCGCCAAGTTCCTAGCAGGGTACGCGTGAGCGTGACACTAACGCCATCGGCCGCGTCGACGCGACGCAGGATCGGGATTTCGTTTTCGGGGATCATCGGTCTATCCTCCAGGGTTATCGGGGCCAAAGCCCCGGGGTTTCACGCAGCAATCGCGATCGGCACAAACCGGCGAGCTTTCGACCCGTGCACGATAATCGCCACGGACACCTTACCCGCGCGATCGGCGCCGTCGCAGGCCAGACACGTCACACACTGCCGACGGTCGCCACCTTCGGGGGACGCAGGGCAGACAATCTCGCGCGCGCCGAGCGATTCATCGGCAGTCCGGACCCGGAACGTCCTCCAGCCCATGGCGCGCGCAGTGTCGCGATCGGACGCAGAATCGGCGGAGGCCATGACGAGTGTGCGCAGTCCGCGCGCGATCGGCTTTCGCCATTGGTGCGTGTAGCCTGTGTGGCCGGACGTGTACTTTGCAAGCTGGCGCCAGAACTGCGCGGGAACCGCTGCGGGGTCACCATAGCTTCCCATGCGCAGCTTGCGACCTTCGATCATGCGCGCGCCTACGATCGGCGCGACGAGTTCGTACGCGCCCCGAAACCACGCCCAATAGACGGACTGAACGGACTGCGCGACATTCACATAACACGCGCCGTCGTTCGCAGGCCTGTGCACGCAGTCCCCGCAAATAGACGCGTCTTCCCCGGTGCGCAGCGCGCTCACCGGGTCCACGTCCGCCCTGAGGATATACGTCTGGACCATATCGCCTGTTTTCCCGTTCTCGGACTCGAGGACTGCGATCGCGACGATCGGGGCGCCGTCGATCAGGCTGGGACCATCGTAGAAAACGAAACCGGACATTTGTCTACTCCTATGGTTATCGGTGCTAACTGCACCCGCATGCCCCGCGCGCGGGGCTAGCGGCTGGGGTCAGGTGCGCGCGTAACCCGTAAGCTGGCCGTGCGCGTCATAGACGCCATGTTCGATGGCCATGTCGAACGCGTACTGCTCCGCGAGATTTTGAATCTCACGCGACACAGCGTGAGAATCACCCGCGGGCCAACGCTGCGCAGGCTGCCGCAGGTTTCGCGCAGCGGCACGCCAACAGGCGCGCAAATAGTCGACGTACCGCTCCGGGTCGCCATCTACAGTGTCAAAGGGTTGAATCAGTATCGTCATCGTCGTATCTCCTTAGTGAGGGGGCCGGAGCCCCCAGTGTCGTCAGCCGCAGATCACAATCTCGATGCCCGAGCGCCGCAGAAGAGCGCGCTTGCTCTCGTCGCAACGGTACGCGCCTAGCTGGAAGTCACGCGCCGCATCGAGCGCGCAGTGCGGTACCGGCTCGTGCTCGTTTTCCAATCGCAAACACCAGTCAACAAAATGCGCCTCGGCGGTGATGCCGGACACTGGGTCGCCATAGAGATAGAAGGCCATGATGCACTCCAGGTGAGAGAAAACTTACACGAAACTTACATGGCGAGAGGCCATATATCGATTCGAACACCCGATCCTGACGTGAACCTTACAGACCGATAGACCGCGTCATACCGCGCGGATGTACGCTGGATGGTGCGACGATACCCCCGGGAAGACAGAGCGCCCCCCTATGAATACCACTAATACCCCTTATAACCAACGATAGGTTTGGAAAGTCCTCGGGGGTTGAGTAAAAGAAAAGGTGAGGGGTATCAGGGGTATTGAGGGGTATTGAGGGGTATCGGGGGGTATTGGCCGGGGGTATCGCTCCCGATACCACTAATACCCACGGGTATCGCAAGTAGGCGCAGGGCATTGATACCACTAATGGCTAGGGGTATCACAGGTCGACGCGAAAGTCCTCGGAGCCCCGATCGACCCCACCAGACCCTGCAGACCAACCGCTGTCACGCTGCCGGCACGGCCAGGACGGACCCCGAGCGGGCACCGGACGACGATCGTCAGCACGCTGATCGTCAGCACACGGATGATCGGTAGGCTGATCGTCAGCACACGGACGGTATACGGAGGGGGTATACCCCTCGACGCCGCCGCCGGCGTGTTCGAAAACGGACCCCCCAGAAAAACTTTTATTTTTTTCCCGCCATTACCAAATTTCCCCGCAGCAAAAAACTCCGCTCGCGCTGCATTCCACTGGGTGCTATCATTGGGCGATGTTCCGAGATCTACCGATCCGCGCCCGAGAGTTGAAAGCCACCCCAGCGGTGCTGGAGCGCATTTACGAGGGCGCCAGGCTCGGGCTGAAGGGTGAATCGCTGGCGCTGGCTGCCGGATTGCTGCCGGAGGAGTTCGCGCGGCTGAAGCTGATGGATCGCACGGCGGAGATTGCCGAGATGAAGGGCCGCGCCGACAGTGAGATATCGATGTCCCGCGTGGTGTTTGAGGCCGCAGAGAATGGCGACGCGAAGGCTGCGTTGGAGTTTCTCCGCCACCGCCACGAGTGGGTCGCGAAGCAGCAGGTTCAGGTGGATGTCAGCCAGCAGATCTCAATCACTGCGGCCTTGGAGCAGGCGCAGAGGCGGGTCGAGAAGATTGCTGCGGAAGACGCGGTGATTGTTGAGCGCGCTCCGCTGCCGCTGGCGCGGGCTGAGCCGCTGGCGCGGGAAACGCTGGGGACTGAGGTTTAACGCGAGGACCGTATGGCAACGGGATTGGAAAAAACGGCTGTCAGTCCGCACACGATGCGGCAGGGAAATGCGTTGAGTGGGCGAGGAATAAATTCGCTAGTGGCAAGCGATAGTGTGGCTCCGTATGGCTTGAGATACGGTGGCGACACGCCGGCACGCGATATTCCAATGCCGAAGGGACTTGGGTATTTTGGTTTGCTGAAATCAGCATCAGGATACCCAATGACTGAGTTTTCTGCATCAGAGAATATTGACGGCGCAGACGTGCAATTCCCTTTGATTGTGCCAACCCTGACGCGCGAAGAACTTGATTGGTTGCTTGCTGGAAATGATCCGACGGAGTCTATTTATCAAAAGGCAATTGCATACGCAAAAATGCGAATGCAGAGTAATTTGAGTCCTTTTGCGCAGCAATCAGAGTTGCGATATCCGATTCCGAAGGAATAAATGCAGACCCCGAAATACACCCCGCAGGAAGAGCAGAATCTGATGGCTCGTATGTGGAGCGCCAAGCTCCGCGACGACCCGGAAGCGTGGGTGATGTTTGCACTGCCGTGGGGTGAGCGCGGCACGCCGCTGGAAAAGCGCACCGGCCCGCGACGCTGGCAGCGGGAGATTCTGCGGAAGATCCGGGATCACATTGCGGCGAATGGATCGCGGGATATGTACGAGGTGATGCGCCTGGCGGTGGCCTCGGGGCGGGGGATCGGAAAGTCGGCGCTGGTCAGTTGGCTGGTGCTCTGGATGCTCTCGACGCGGATTGGCAGCAGCGTGATCGTCTCAGCGAACAGCGAAGCGCAGTTGCGCAGCGTAACCTGGGCCGAGATCACAAAGTGGCTGGCGATGATCATGCACTCGCACTGGTTTGAAATCAGCGCCACGCGCATCGTGCCGGCGAAGTGGCTGACGGAACTGGTGGAGCGCGACCTAAAAAAGGGCACGCGGTACTGGGGCGCGGAGGGCAAGCTTTGGAGCGAAGAAAACCCGGATGCTTACGCTGGCGCGCACAACGACGACGGCATGATGGTCGTGTTTGACGAGGCGAGCGGGGTGCCGGACTCGATCTGGTCAGTGGCTGCAGGGTTTTTTACGGAGAACACGCCGCACAGGTTCTGGTGCGCGTTCAGTAACCCACGGCGGAACACGGGGTATTTTTTCGAGTGTTTCAATGCCAAGCGGGATTTCTGGCAGACAGAGAGCATCGACGCCCGCACGGTGGAGGACACCGACAAGGGCGTGTACGACGCGATCATCGCGGAGTATGGCGAGGATTCCCGCGAAGCCCGCGTCGAGGTGTACGGGCAGTTCCCGTCCGACGGCGACGACCAGTTCATCACACCGAAGCTGGTGGACGAGGCGATGGCGCGCGAGAAGTGGAAGGACGCCGATGCGCCGATCGTGCTGGGCGTGGACCCGGCCCGCACTGGGGGGGATTCCACCGTGATCGCGGTGCGGCAGGGGCGGGATTTGCTGGCGCTGCACCGGTATCGGGGCGATGACACGATGACCGTGGTGGGGCATGTGATCGAGGCGATCGAGCGGTACAGGCCGGCGCTGGCGTGCATCGACGAGGGTGGGCTCGGATATGGGATACTGGACAGGCTGAACGAACAGCGGTATAAGGTGCGCGGGGTGAATTTTGGGTGGAAGTCCAGCAGGCCGGTGATGTGGGGCAATAAGCGAGCCGAGATGTGGGGCGCGCTGCGCGACTGGCTGCGCACGGCATCGGTGACTGCGGACAAGGCGCTGAAGGCAGACCTGACGGGCGTGCGGGCGAAACCGGATTCGACCGGGAAGATTTTCCTGGAGTCGAAGAAGGAAATGAAAGCCCGTGGCCTGGCGAGCCCGGACGCGGCCGACGCGATTGCGGTGACGTTTGCGTTCCCGATCCGCACGGACACCGAATACGCGAACGTTCCGCAGGTGTCGGTGTATGCACTGCCGACGGTGAATTACTGGAACGCTGGGCGCGTGGGGGCGTGAGATGGCACGAAAATCGAATACTCAGCGAATGAACGAAGTTCACGCGGAGGCACTGCGGCGATTCGACGCCATCCAGTCCGCTTTGCGTGACGAGCGCCTGCAGTGTCTGCAGGACCGACGGTTTTACTCGATTGCTGGGGCGCAGTGGGAGGGTCCGCTGGAGCAGCAGTACGAGAACAAGCCGAAGTTCGAGGTGAACAAAGTGGGCCTCGCGGTGCAGCGCGTGGTCAACGAATACCGCAACAACCGCATCACTGTGGATTTCGTTAGCCGCGACGGCTCGCCCACGGAGATGGCCGACGTTTGCAACAAGCTGTTTCGCGCGGACGAGCAGGACAGCACCGCGAACGAGGCGTATGACAACGCTTTCGAGGAAGCGGTTGGCGGTGGGTTCGGCGCCTGGCGGCTGAAGGCGGTGTACGAGGACGACGAAGACCCGGACAACGACCACCAGCGCATTAGGATTGAGCCGATCTACGACGCTGACACCAGCGTGTATTTCGATCTACAGGCCAAGCGGCAGGACAAGGCCGACGCCACGCATGCGTTTGTGCTGTACAGCATCACGCGAGATGCGTACATCGAGAAATACGGCGACGACCCGACGACGTGGCCGAAAGAGGTTTACCAGACGATGTTCGACTGGGATACTCCCGACGTCGTTTATATCGCTGAGTATTACTGCATCGAAGAGGTTAACGAAAAGCAGTTGACCTACCGCGCGCTTGATGGAACTGAGGAAAAGTATCTCGAGAGCGATTTTGAGAAAGACGACGACCTCGAGGAAACGCTGTCTGCGATTGGCAGTGAAATGGTTCGCGAGCGCACGATCCGCAGAAAACGCGTGCGCAAGTATTTGATGTCTGGTGGCAAGATCCTGAAGGACGATGGATATATTGCCGGCAAGTGCATTCCGATCGTGCCGGTGTACGGCAAGCGCTGGTTCGTGGATAACGTCGAGCGCTGCATGGGCATTGTGCGGCTGGCCAAGGATGCGCAGCGACTGAAGAACATGCAACTCAGCAAGCTGGGTGAAATTTCGGCGCTGTCCAGTATCGAAAAGCCGATCATGACGCCCGAGCAGGTTGCTGGCCACCAGGTGATGTGGGCCAAGGACAACCTGGAGAATTACCCGTATCTGCTGGTGAACCCGATTACCGGGCCTGACGGCTCGATGCAGGTGGCTGGGCCGGTGGCGTACACGAAGTCTGCCGCAGTGCCGCCTGCGATGGCTGCGCTGTTGCAGGTGACTGAGCAGGACATCGATGACATTCTGGGTAACCAGCGCGAGGGCGACAAGATCGTCAGCAACATCAGCGGCGATGCCGTTGAGATGGTGCAGCAGCGGCTGGAGATGCAGGCATTCCTGTATATGTCGAATTACGCCAAGGCGGTGCAGCGTTGCGGCGAGATCTGGCTGTCGATGGCGCGGGATGTGTACGTCGAGCCCAAGCGGAAGATGAAGGGCGTGGACGAAGAGGGGCGCGCGTCAACGGTTGAACTGATGCAGCCTGCGATGGACGAAAACGGGGCGCTTGTTCATCGCAATGACGTGACGCAGGCCACGCTGGATGTGGTGACGTCTGTGGGCCCGTCGTTTACGACTCAGCGTGCGGCCACGCGCCGAACACTTCTGTCGATGATGCAGTTCGCGCAGGATCCGCAGATCCAGAAGATGCTGCTGGCCGCGCTGATGCAAAACATCGAGGGCGATGGCGTGAAGGACGTGGCGAAGTTCATGCGCAAGGAAATGGTCGCTGCCGGCGTGATGGAACCGACGCCGGAAGAGGCGCAGGCACTGGCCCAGGCCGCGCAGAACCAGCAGCCGGATCCGAACGTGTTGTACATCCAAGCGGTGTCGGAGAAAGAACGCGCTCAGGCGCAGAAGGCCCAGGCCGACAGCGTAAACGCGCTGGCCGACGCGCAGTTGAAGCGCGCGAAGGTGCAGGAGACGTTGGCGAAGATGAGTCTGGCCGATCGACGGATCGTGCTGGACACCATGATGGCGATGAACGAGATGGGAGCGCAAAGTGGCAACGCAGTTCAGTGACATGGCTTTGGGCGGCGAGTCTGGCTTCGCCTCGCAGTACACACCGATTCAATTTGCGCCGCTGGTCTCGTTGACCGGGCCGATCCAGGGGCCGGCAACGCCGACGGCTACCGCGCCAACCGAGCCGACGGCTCAGCCCTTGCGCCTGCCGATGATGGGCGGCATGGCCGAGATGCCGGATAACGCTTACATGACTGGCGAAGCGCGGACTGGCATACCTGGAGCGGGTTTCAGCAACCCATTTGCCGGAAAAAGTGGATCTGAAATTGGCAAAATTGCGCTGGATGCGCTGGCTTTCGCTTCCAACCCGATATCCTTTGCCGCCGGATACATGGCCACCGGTAAGACGCCGAGCGAAAGCATGGCTGGATTCCTTGGGGGCGGCGCACAGGGGCAAGGGATGTTCGGCGGGCTGCGGGATTTCCTGTTTGGGCAGCAGCAACCGTCGGAGCCGCTGGGGGAAATGAGGGCCCCGTTAAGCGCTGACAGAGAAGGAATGGGCGGCGCTGTTTTTGGAGATGCTGAGGCCATTGCCAGAAGCATGGGTTTGGGAGATGAGCGCGCGGCAGAAATTGGAAAAACCGCGATGGGCCTACTTTCGCAAGGACTTGATCCAGTTTCTGCCGTAACGCTTGCGACAAACTACGGCGCATATGCGACACGGCCTGATGCCGAGACTGCAATGCAGGGCACGCCAACGCCAAATTTGAATGCGCTAAATCAAGCCATCATGCAAGGAACTTCCACAATGGAGCAGTTTGGGCCGCAGCAAACCGCAGGCGGATACGCTCCGTCTGATTTTGGCGGAGCAGGCGCAAATGCACCAGAAGGCAGTTCATCCTTTGATGCCGCATCTTCTGGCGCATACGGTTACTTTTGATCCCCCAAGGCAACCGGCCAGCCTCCAATGGCCGAGATGGAGCATAAATGAACGAAGCAGAAGCAGTCGAAGACGACATCCAGCAGGCGCCCGAACTGGAGGCCGAGCAGCCCGAAACGCCAGCGGAGGCCGAGGCCGCAGCGCCTGAGCCGGAAGAGGTCGTCATCACGATTGGCGACGAGCAGCCGGCGCAGGAAGAGGAACAGGCCCCTGAGTGGGTGCGTGACCTGCGGAAGAAAAACCGCGAGGATCAGAAACGCATCCGTGAACTGGAGGCCAAGCTCCAGCAGGTGCAGTCGCCACAGGCGACAGTGCCAAAACTCGGAGCAAAGCCGAAACTGGAGGACTTCGACTACGACTCCAGCAAGTACGAGGCGGCGCTGGACAACTGGTTCGGCCAGAAACGGCAGGTTGAGGAATTCCAGTCGCGCGTCAAGCACGCCGAGCAGCAGCAGATGCGCCAGTGGCAGGAGAAACTGGAGGGCTACGCTGCGGCCAAACAGTCGCTGAAGGTGCGCGACTACGAGGACGCTGAATCCACGGTGCAGGAGGCGCTGAACACCGTTCAGCAGGGTGTGCTACTGCAAGGCGCTGACAACCCGGCAATGGTCGTGTACGCGCTGGGCAAGAACCCGAGCAAGGCCAAGGAACTCGCGGCCATCTCTGACCCTGTGAAATTTGCATTCGCTGTGGCGAAACTGGAGGCGCAATTGAAAGTCCAACCCCGCAAGACCCCGCCTCCACCCGAGTCCAGCGTGCGCAGCACCACCTCGATCAGCGGTGCGGTGGATTCGCATCTGGAGCGCCTTCGTTCTGAGGCAGAGCGCACGGGCGATATGTCCAAGGTGATTGCGTACCGGCGGCAACTGCGCAACAAGGAAGCCGCACGACGCTAGACAAATTCCCGCAATGGTGTATATTCGCACCAAGCGCGGGTCTCGCCAGCCAGAAGTCGGCAGTAGCGCATCGAACGAGCGTCCGCCGGCTCTGACTGGTGAGTATCAGGCGCGGCCCTAGCCGCATCAGTCACTCATTGATCTTAGGAGCCAATCATGGCCAATGCTTTTTCCAAGGAAGAGCGCGTAGCGTTTGAAGACCTGCTGGAGGGCTTCAACGACGCGCTGGTGCTGTCTCGCAACGTCAGCATCTACCGCACCGAAAGTCAGATGATGGAGCGTGCGCGCAACACCATCTGGCGTCCGCAGCCGTACATCGCCACCTCGATCTCCTCGACCCCGGGCACCTCCATCGCCTCGGACTATCAGGACTTCACGCAGTTGGCAGTGCCCGCCACGCTGGGTTTCAGCAAGACCGTGCCGTGGACGATGACCACGCTGGAACTGCGCGATGCCCTGCAAGAAGGTCGCTTGGGCGATGCCGCCAAGCAGCGTCTGGCCTCGGACATCAACGTCGCAATCATGAACGTCGCTGCCAACCAGGGCACGCTGGTCGTTCCGATTAACGGCGCCGCTGGCGACTACGACGACATCGCTCTGTGCGACTCGATCATGAACGAGCAAGGCGTTCCGACCGAGAACCGTTACATGGCCCTGTCGAGCCGCGACTACAACGGTCTGGCTGGCAATCTGGCTGTTGCAACCCGCTCGTTCGGGAACAACAAGTCCGACAAGGCCTACGAGCGTTCGTATGTCGGCATGGTGGCTGGCTTCGAGACCTACAAGCTCGACTACGCCAATCGCATCACGGCAACGACCGCTACCGTCACTATCGCCACCAACGGCGCTCAGGTGCGGTACGCTCCGGCAGCGACGTCGAACTCGGTCGGCGGCCAGATCAACGTGGACAACCGCTACCAGCAGGTCACGGTCTCCACGACGACTGGCGTCGTGGCGGGTGCTGCGTTTACCATCGCGGGCATCGAGGCCGTCCATCACATCACGAAGCAGTCGACGGGGCAACTGAAGACCTTCCGTGTGATCTCGGTCGACAGCGGCACCACGATGACGATCAGCCCCCCGATGATCGGCGCGAACTCGTCCCCGACGGACGCCGAGCTTCAGTACAAGAACATCAACGTGGCCAGCACCTCCGCCACCGCGTCGATCACTTGGCTGAACATCGACGCTGCTCCGATCAACGTGTTCTGGCAGCGCGACGCTCTGGAACTCCTGCCGGGCCGTTACGCCGTCCCGACCGATGCCGGCACCGCAGTGATGCGCGCCAGCACCGACCAGGGCATCGAACTGGTGATGCAGAAGTTCTACGACATCGACAGCATGACGATCAAGTATCGTCTGGACACGC